CCTGCGAAGGCTTCGATGCCAGCCTTGAAGAAGTCGCTAAACACCGCACGACCCAACCGGCCGGTGTAAGCGCCTTCAGGTTCTGCTGGCTCTTTCGGCAGGTACTTCTTCTTCGTCTCCTCATCCTTCAGGCAATACCAGGCGTCATAGGCACGCTGTAGATCGTCGGCGTGCTCCCGCAGGATCGGATGCTGAAAACTCGGCAGTTTCGGGTCGGTTCCAGGATGCTCAGACTTCACCGCTGCCCGTACTCTCGGCCTGTTGCCAGAGCTTTCCGCCTCAGAGCTTCACGGCCTTGGGATGGGGCTTGCGGCGTGGGAACAGGGACGGCTGCACTACCTCGACTGGTGCGGGCCTGGGCTGACGGGGGCGCCGCTCACGGGGCACAGGTGCCACCGTGGGCACGTCAAGGCCCAGAAGCCCCTGGCGGAACTGAACAAGGGTGCGGCCGCGCAACTGAGCCTTCAGGCGGTTGTGGAACTGGATCATCGGCCCCGATGGGTAGGCCCGCTTGAATGGATCAGCTGCCCAGCGCTCCAGGAGGCCACGATCAGCGGGGCGCAGGTTGGCGAAGGAGGCCTCGGTCAGGGCATAGAGGGCGGCGGCGATTGCCGCCTCTGCTGCCTCCGGCTGGTGCTGGCTAAACAGGGTCAGCTCATCCTCCAGTTCGATGGTGCCGACCATGCCGCCCAGCATCTCGGTGATCTCCTCCTGCGTGAACACCGGCAGGGCCTCGACAACCTGGGCGAGCGTCTGCCCCTCGGCCAGCATCCGGCGAACACGGGGGTAGTGCTCACGCCACTTGCTGGGCATTTTCACGTCATAGCCGTGGTCCCTGATGTGGTGCTTGATGGCCCCCTCGATAAACGCGCAAACGCAGGAGCTGAGCGCATAGGGGCGATCTGTGGCGGGGTTGATCCGCTTGGGGTCGTACCGGCGGCAGCCATTGATCAGCCCCTCTAGGGCGGGGCCGATGAAGTCTTCATAGGGCCTGCTGCAGCGTCGGGACCACTTCGCAGCGGCTGCCTCAGCAAGCCCCTGGTTCTCCACAATCAGCCGCTCAGATAGCTCTGTGCGGGGTGGTGAGCCGGGCTTGGTGGGCTGCTCTAGCGGCTGTCCCTGACGAACACTTCGCCGCCGTCTAGCAGCAGGGTTTGCCCCTCGCCCTGGTGGAGCTTGACCTTGGGTGATACTGGGCTCCAGCTCCCCCCGAAGCGGAACACCTCCAGGAAGCTCCCCTGAGAGGTTTGGCGTAGCCTCCAGGTTCCGGCTACAGGCTTGCCCCGCAGTTGCGTTAGCGGCGCCTTCGGGAGGGTTAGGGAGGGCATTGGTGGGTTGTGGTTTGGGAAGGGTGGTAGTCATAACCGGGCAGACCTTCTGCTGGCATGGTCGTCTCGGAGAGCGTCCAGCGCCTCGACGGGAAGCAAAATGCGACCATATGCATTAGCACCAATATCAACGTAGGCCTGCTGCCAACCAAACAATGCACTTCCGGCCATTCCAGTAGGATTGCCCCCTAGATAGTCAATCCGGGTTTCAGGTATCTCACCAGGCCAGGTCTGTCCCAGTAGCCAATCGACAACCTCAGGCGGCGGAAGGTGCGGGTCGCGGGGGGTGGTGTCCATGGGTTCGGTGGGGTGATGGGATGGTGGGATGGTCTACAGGTGCCGATCAAAGCCGAACGTCTAACCTGGCGGAATACCTTTGCGGGCCGCCATAAATAAAAGCTATATCCAAGTCAACCGATTCAACCCTAAGGCCAGTTTGCTCTGAGAAGCGGTTAAGTATGTCAGAGATCGCCCCGGCAGTTGTGTCCTTCAGAAGGTTTAACTCTTCCAGGGTTAGATCATTGGCGGTCTTAAGGGTGTGGTCGGTGGGTTCGGTGTTCATGGGTTTAGTGGGTTCGGTGTTCATCGGAAGCCGGGGATGGGTGACCGCCGCCGGGGTGGTGGGGGCTCCGGCTGCTGCTGCGGTAGGCCGTGGCCGTAGGTGGCGGTGCTCACCCGCATCGGGCCGCCGGGTCCGTAGCCCAGATCTGCAGCAAAGATGCGATGCAGCGGGTAACCCACGGCATCATTGGGATGGTCGTAGCCAGTCTTTTTGTCCGGTTCGCCTTGCTCGTTGTAGGGCTGTCGCTCTAGGGCCTCGATCAGCCGTGGGCACTCTGGGCTGATCCAGAATCGCGTTTCCCCCTTGGCGTTCAGCAGCAGGGCCTGCACCACGTTCACCCGATCGCGTACCGGGGGATTGGCATCAGGGGCGTAGTTGATAAAGCCGTATGACTTAAGGATGCCGATGTCCGACAGGCTGGCATTGGTGCTGCGGTTGGCGCCGCTGGCATCGGGATAGGCCCAGATCAAACGCTCGGGGAATCGTTCGCGGACCTTGCGGCATAAGTCATCGGTGTCATGGGCGCCCATGATCTCGGCGAAAGCGTGGGCAATGCCTTTGCGCACCACTAGCAAGATGCCCGACATGTTGCCTACGTTGAAGTCAATGCCGATCAGGATCTGATCAGTGATCTGTAGACCATCGGGTAGCGGCTTGACGTGATAATCACGGTTGAAGCGGTCGTAAACCTGGCCACTCTTCAGGTTGATGTAGATGCCCTCCATGTAGGCCTTGAGCATGTTGCTGGTGTATCGGGTGCGCAGGTTGTCCAGGTAAGACTCGGGCAGATGCGGGTTGTCCTGGGTGCGCATCCTGATCAGCCTCTTGCCAGGATCGGCCTGAGCTTCAACGGTGCCAAAGGTCTTGTAATGCCAGACGAATCCTTCGGGGGTGGAGAGGAAGACAAGCTGGCTGACATGGCCAACCCGGATCCGGCCGAGGATCTTCTCGTAGCCCCGTGCGGCAATCTGCTCCTGAACGGTGTCCACCTCGTCAACAAGGGCCCATGCCCAGTCGGGGCCAACGATGCGTTTGAAGTTCTCGAAGCTGCGGGCTAGTACGGGCGTATCACCATCGGGCAGGTGGAGGATGTGCTCGGGTAGTGGTGATGCGCGGAAGGTGTAGGGGATGCTGTAGTGATCAAGGAAGGCATCAAACTTCCTGATCCAGATGTCCCGCAACATGGGACCGGTAGGCTCCAGCACGCAGCCGATGAAGCCCTGGTTCAGTACCGCAAGCTGAAAGGCTTTGGCACACGCGCCAAGAGTCTTGCCTGCTCCGTAGCCAGCGGCAACACCGATCTCGCGGGTGGTGGTGTCGTCGAATAGCTGCACCTGGCCGCCGTGGAGGTCGTCGCGGATACTTGCGAGGGTGGCGGGGATGTCAAGGCACATGTGCGCCGCTGCGGTGCTTTCCAGCTCCAGTAGGGCGAGGCGCGAGGAGGGGTCAGGGGCGCGGATGGGGGTCATGCGACTAGGGCCTCCAGCAGGCTGCGCTGTTCGCTGCCAATGCACGCAGGCGATAGCCACAGCCGCTCCCGGCGGCCGTTTAGCCCGTTGGTGCTGTAGCCGGCTCCTCCTCCTGCCTTCCCCTCGGTGACGGTCCACCCGTGGGCCAGCAGTGCATCGTGCTCGGTGTCGTAGCCGCAGAGAATCACGCGCAGCTCACGCGGCGCCGTGGCACACCATTCGCGCACGGCCAGGCCCACATCGGCATCCACGTGGGCGTAGAGGTCGCCGGAGGTGGCATAAGGCGGATCCAGGAAGATCGCCCGCGTGCCATCGCCGCCGGTGCCGCTGCGGGTGACCGATGGCTTTACCACCCGCTTCCACGATCCGCAGGTGATGCGGACCCGGCGGAGACGATCAGCGAGCTGCCCCATGTACGCCTCAAGCTGGCCCCTCCCTGCATCCCCAAGGTGCGGCAGCTCACGGTTCACGCCCCTCCCTGCATCCCCAAGGTGCGGCAGCTTGCGGAGATGGCCATCCACCACCCGCCACGGACCAGGGCCAAACGGATCGCCGATACCGCAGGCCACCACATAGAGCCACCACCCAGCCGCCTTGGCGTCGTGCGCCTCGGGGTCACCCTCAAGCCATGCCACCAAGTCGGGTGTGCGGCGCTGCTGCAGCCAGGCCAGCCGAGCGTGATAGTCGATCTCAGCCACGGGCCCCCATGCGTGCCGGGCCACCTCAGCAGGACTGAGCTGAATGGCACGCCAGGTGTTCACCAGCCAGCCGTCCGCATCGTTCAGGGTCTCAACCCGGCGGCCGGTGAATGCGGGCCGGGCTAACAGCACTGCAGCCGACCCGGCAAACGGCTCGACATAGCCAGCGGGATCGCCGAGGGCTTGCCAGATGCGGGCAGCGGCGCGTCGTTTGCCGCCAAAGTAAGGGAAGGGGGCGGCGAGCGTCATCCCACCGGCCCCACGCGATACACCGCCCAATAGGCGCCCGGCCCTGGGTGGTCCGTAACGTCAATCAACTGGTGCTCACGTAATGCCGCAATCCGCCTGCTCACGGTGGACTGCGAACACTGCCACCGGGTCATCATCTCGGCAGTGGTGATCTCCGGGACAACGCCTGCCCGGATGCGCATATCCAGCCATTCGGCCAGCTCAAGGCAATCCAGTAGGGTGCTTTCACTCACATAGGGGCGGCGTGCCAGCAGGGTGCGGACTAGATCGGTCACGGTTCCCCCTCATCAGCAGGAGGCGTCCCGAGGCCACGGGCCTGGATCTGCAGCAGCACCCGCCGCTCATCATCTGGCGCCAGGCCAGCAGAGGCAAGGGCATCCATCACGGTGGCGACGGTCTTGCGCTCTACGCGGCGATCGGCGGCAGCGTCGGAGAAGTCGTCGCGGAAAAATGGGTGATGCGTCAGGAACCAGGTGGCAGCGGCGGTCCCCCCTTGATTCGCGGCGTGGTTCTTCAGGCTTTGGAGATAGTTTTTTCCGGTTACAAGCCATCCCTCATGGATGGACCGGAAAAATTCTGCTTTGAGATCGTTCTCGGGAACCTCCCTGCCTTGCTTCATCCAATAGGTGACCGTGCTTTCGTCAACGCCAAGCCCCAGCGCGATCTTGCCAAGAGTGAAGCCTGCCGCCGCCAGCTCGCCAGCCTTTTCCACCACCTCAGGCGTGAGCTTGCTTGGGCGGCCAGCAGGCACGGGTAACGCGGCGTTGCGGTCGCGCATAGTCTAAGCCATAATTGCCGTTTGGGAACCGCAACGGCTAACCACGCGATGAAGTGACCGTCACATCCCCGTTGTATCTTCCAACGTCGGCATAGGACGCCAGTGGGGTGGAGTCCATGCGCATGAACTTCATCTGCCCGATCCTGAGGCCTGGGTAGATGCCAACCCAGTGGAGCTGGCGAACGTTTTTCAGTTCTAGGGTGAGGCGTGATCCGTTCCAGCCGGGGTCACACCATCCGGCTAGCAGGTGCTGCAGACCCTCGCGGGCGCGGTAGCTGTCAGGAAAGATGACGCCCCTGCCGCTGGTCAGGCAGCCATCACCAACATAGCCGCAGTGACGCCTTTTTCTGGTGGCGGCGGATTGATCCAGACCACCTCCGGTTGATTCCAACATCGGGTGGATCGGCTCCAACGCCGTGGATGTCGCTGACGGGCCAGCTCGTAGACGCGGGCACGGTGTCGGCAGATCTCAATGGCTTTTCCGCTGTGGCGCTGAGATGGCGTCACGAACCGGATGCCGCTGTGGCGGTGCTGATCGTTGTACCAGCCCACAAATGCTGCCACCCAGCTGCAAGCCTCTGCCACGCTCTGGAATGGCCGCCGGGGGTAGTCCGGCCGGTATTTCAAGGTGTGGAACAGCGATTCCGAGTAGGGGTTGTCGTTGCTCACCCTTGGCCTGGAGAAGGATCGGAGCACACCCAGCTCCTCCAGCCGGCTCTCCAGTGTCGCCGCCCGCATGGCGTTGCCGTTGTCGGCATGGAGGATCAGAGGCTGGGGCCGACCCTTGCTGATCCGCTCCCGCAGGCAGGCCCGGCTGACGAGGTCAGCGGCGATCTGGGCCTCCTCTCGCTCGGCCACGTCCCAGGCCACCACCTTGCGGCTCCAGACATCGATCACCAGATAGAGGTAGAGCCAGACGCCACGGACGCTGGTGGGCAGGTAGGTGATGTCCCAGCTCCAGACCTGATTCGGCCCTCGGGCCTGCAGCCGCGGCACCGGGCGGGGCTCCTGGGGCGGCCGAGCACGGCCACGGCGATGGGCCTGGCCGTGGGCATGGAGCACGCGGTAGAAGCTGCGCTCCGAGCCGATGTACAGACCCCGATCGGCAAGGATCGGCACGATCTGGCCCGGTGGCAATGCCGCGAACTCCGGCTGGTTACAGGTCAGAAGGATGCGCTGGCGCTCCTCGTCGGTGAGGCGGTGAGACACCAAGCGGTGGCTGCCTTTACGGCCATCCAGGCCGTCCCCATCACCCGCGAACTGCCGCCGCCAGCGCTGCAGCGTGGTGAGCCCCACGCCCAGCAGAGCGGCCGCTTCTCGGGCCCGTGCGCCGGCCGCCACGGCAGCATTGAGGATCTCCAGGGTCTTGCGGCGATCCTCAGGTGCGGTCAGTCCCCCTCGTCCTCTCCCCAGTAGGCCTGGATCTTTTTTGAGGCGATCAGCAATGCCGCCGCCTCCGCCAGGGCCTTGTCCTTACGACGCAGCTCCTGCTGGAGCCGCTTGATCTCCCGCTGATCCTCCAGATGCCGCTTCTGGAGGTCCTTCTGGTCGGCCATCGTCAGCAGTGGCTGGGCGTTGGCATCCTGGGCGGCCTGCCGCCAGCGGGCCACCTGCTCGGGGAACAGGCCCCGCTCCCGGCAGTAGCCACCCAGTTCCGTCGCGTTGAGACCAGCGGTCTCCAGCACCACCGTGAACTTGTCGGCCGGGCCCCAACCCTCAGGATCCTTCTGGCTGGCCGGCACCACCTCCCCCTGCAGGCGCCAAGCCTTGCGCCACTTGTAGAGGGTGATCACATGGATCCCAAGCTCCTGAGAGATCTCGGCCACGCTCTGGCGATGGGGAGGTCCCATCCGCCGGCGGACATCAGCCTTGAC